GCGTGCGCGGCGCAGGGAGGGGCCGACCTCGTCGACCTGCAGCTCAACGACCGTGCGACGTTCACCCTGCTGAGTGTCATACGAGCGCTGGGTGAGGCGACCCTGAACAATGACGCGCATGCCCTTACGCAGCGACTCGGCGACGTTCTCAGCGGTCTCGCGCCACACGGAGCAGCGCATGAAGAGGGTGTCGCCGTCGCGCCACTCACCGGCGTTACGGTCGTAGGTTCGGGGGGTGGAGGCCACCGTAAAATCGGCGACCGCGGCGCCGGACTGCGTCCAACGCAGTTCGGGGTCAGCGGTCAGGTTACCGATGACAGTGATGACGGTATCTCCGGCCATTACTTGCTCTCTTTCTTCTCGGTGTCCGCGTACACGCGGACGTGGACCTCATACATCGGAATATTCAGGTGCTTCCCTGCCAGGTGGTCCGCGATTACTGTGTGCGGCCCGTCGAGGAAGCGGTCCGCATCATCGGGCAGTAGGCCCGCATCGATGAGGCCGTCCATGAGTGCTTTCACGGTCGGCGCTAGGTTGCTGCGGTCGCGACGTCGGCGGTCCGGATAGGCGAACTCGACCTCGACGCGCGCATGCGTCAGCCCGAGGCGCGCGACCCCCTCACCCTCACGACCGAGCAGATAGCCCCACTGGCGGAGCTGCTTCGTGAGCCGCGCGCGTGCGGCCCAGTGCATTTTGTCGTTTGCGGTGATGAGCTTGCTGCGCGTCAGTGGCAAGACGCGCGACTCCCACACCAGCTGCGCGCTCATCCGAGATCCTCCTCAGTCAGTTGCTCGCCCGGCCTCGTGTACCAGGCCGCGAAGTCCTCCGGGATGCGGTTCGACAGACGCATACTGCCCGGGCGAGCGACGATCATGTCCCCCTCAAGCGCCCAGATCGTGTAGGTGTGCTCGACGAGCATCACCCGCCCGTCCGGCGTGAAGCCGCAACGCTTGCGCGCGCGGCGGGCGATCGCCTCCGCGTTCTCACGAGTCAGTCGGACCGCGCGGACGAGCGCGCGCTCCTGAAACTCCTCGACACCTGGGATGTCCTTCAGTGGGTCGATGCCGGTCATGCTGCCTCCTCAATGGCGATTTTGGTGAGCTGGTAGATAGCGGCTGCGCCCTGCTGTGGGACTACGCCGTTTCCGAGGAGCCGGAACTGCTGCTCGCGTGTCAGGCCGAGATCCTCGCCGGTCACATGCCCTTCGGGCAATCCCATGAGCCACTCGACAAACTTCGTTGAGAGGCGTGCTCGCCCCCCCTCGCGAGTCGGTGGGACAGTCGGCGCTGGAGCCGGACGACCGAGCGCCTTCTCCCAGCGCGCGATCGCTGGCGCGTACATCCCAAAGTCGGTGTACTCAAGGCGCGTCGCGAGCTTCGTCGCTTTCTCAGGTGGCCTCCCGCTCGTCCGAGGAAGGCCCATAATTGCATCCGACGCAGACGGAGTCGGCAGCAGCTCGCGCGCCACCTCGTGCAGATTCGCCCCGTAGCCGGTCGAGGACGCCGTCGCGTTCGTCGCCTGCGGCGTCGGCAGGAGCCCTCCCGTTGCCAGCAAGCCATGCTCGACGAGGATCGCTAGGTCGGTGACCTGTGCGCGGCCTGGCTTCTTACGGAGGTGCGCCTCGGGCGAATTGCCCGAGGGCTGCGCGACCGGCGTCGGCAGCATCTGCACCGCCTGCGACAGGCTCATGCCCGTACCCTCCTGATGCCTCCCCGCCTTATGGTCCGAAGCAGTCGGCGTCGGGATCAAGGCACTAGGTGCTCGATCTGATCTGCGAGACTCACCGAGTGACCCCCGGCCCGCCGCTTCTCCGGCTCCTGCGATCCCCCGCAGCTGCCAAGGTTCGCCTGCGGGGTTGCCAACAAGGAACAGGCGCTCTCGCTGGTGAGGGGCACCGACGTCGGAAGCGCGTAAAGTACACCATTGCGCGTCATACCCGACGGAGGCCAGGTCTCCGACCACACGGCCGGCCGCGCGGAGAAGAGGTCCATCTGCTCGGTTTCCCAGCAGTCCCTTCTCTGATTCCACCAGACTAAATGCTCCACTTGTTAATGCTCCTCGCACGTTTTCCCACACGACTAGACGCGGGCGCAGCGTCTTGATTGCCTCGAACATCGACTCCCACAGGCCCGATCTCGTCCCCGAGGCCATGCCCGCACGGCGACCAGCGAGGCTCAGATCCTGACAGGGCGATCCACCGCAGATGACATCGACCGGCTCAACATCCGACCAATCGACCTGCGTGATGTCGCCCAGGTTCGGGACACCCGGCCACCGCACCTCAGCCAGCCTGCACGGCCCCGGCTCAACATCGCTCGTCCACGCGACCCGCGCCGACGGATCAAGAGCCATACGCACGGCCATATCCAGCCCTCCATAGCCCGTGAAGAGACTGCCGACAGTTGTCATTCTGCGGCCTCGTCTCGGTCCCACATCCTGTAATAGCGGTTCTTGAACTCACCCTCACCGCGTGGGTTTGCGATCTCTAAGAGCACATCTGCATGACACGGCTGATCCGCTGGGCACCAGCACGCTAGGTCCAGGCCCCAGAGGTTCCGCGCCGCACACCCGGCGACAAATCGGCCCTCTCTCGTTCCCTCGATCCACGCGCGAAAACGCTCCACAGCCTCCGTAGGAGACGCGACGATACACTCACCGCCCTCTTCGAGCTCACGCGCCGACCGCGCAACCCTGAACGGATTACCGTATAGGCTTCCTCGCCCTACATACTTCGTGTGCGCGGGCATCTTCCAGCCGCGAGCACGGCGGCGCTGGATCCTGATTGGGAGCCTCATCGCTGCTCCTCAGCCCAGATGCCGACCTCTGCGAGCTCGGCGGGCGTATAGCCGCGCTCGCGGGTGAAGTTGATGACGGTTTGTGCGCAGGCTTTGTGGGTGAACGCCTCAATTGCGGTGGCTTCGTTTTCTGCGTCGATGGTGATGCGGACGTTTGAGCCTTTCGGCGCGAGCTGTGTGCGGCAGACGGGGCAGCGGCGGAAGGCGTTGACGGTGCGCACGGGCTTGATCTCGATCATTGGTCGGCTCCCTCAGCATCGGTCAGGTCGTAGATGTGGACCCCGCAGGCGGGGCAACGGCGCAGTGTGTGCGGCGGGCACGGCTCCTCGACGACGTCGTCAGGCTTCGAGACCTTGCCCGTGACCTTGACGAGTCGGAGCGCGTGCAGGACGGAGGGGGAGGGGCCGGAGCGGATGACGAGTCCGCGGCGCTCGGCTTCCTCGACGAAAGCGGCGCAGGCCGTCGCGATGATATGCGGCATGGGGAGATGTTGGTCGGTAATCTCCCACTCGATGCTCAGGAGTCCTGCGGTGCTCATTCTCCCGCCTCCTTGGGTGAGATCGCGGCGCCCTGTGCGACGTTGACGAGCTTGTCGACGGGATCTCCGACCATGAGCCGGACCTCGAGTGCCTCGGCGTCGGTGCCGGCGTATCGGTCGGAGATGGTCACTGCTGCGTCTGCGAGCTCGGCGGCGGCGACGGTGATCGCTTTCTGCAGCTCCTCGATACAGTCGAGGAGATAGGCCATGTCTACTGCGGCGTTCTGGTCGAAGGCGGCGACCGCGTCTCCGTAGGCTTTTGCGACGGCGGCGCGGTCGGCTCCGGCGTAGCTGCGGCCGGCGAACGCTACCGCGTCCAGCCGGTCCTTGATCTCGTTGATGGTGGTCATTGGTGGTCCTTCTCTAGGGGTCTTGCCCTGCACTCATTGGTGCTGGCTTCGTGCCCGCCCGGGACTTGCACCCGGGAGTCTGCTTGTCGGGCTGCGCGATCTTTAGCCTGTCCCGCCTTGTTTTTCTTGGTGGCGGGTGGCCTCCTCGATGGTCGCGCTCATCGGGGAGTGTGTCTTACTCGTCGATGTAGTCGCCCTCACCGACGTTGAGGCGCTCAGCTGCTTCCTGTAGCTTGTCGACGATCTCGACGTACAGGTCGCGCTTCTTGTCGATCGCTTCACGAGCGAGCCGGCGGGCCGTGAGGTCGTTGAGCTGCTTCGTGATCTCCAGATCCTCATCAGCAGCGAGGACCGTCTCCTGCGCGTCGTCTCGCAGAGCCTGCACCTGAGCGGTGTCGAGATAAACCGCGATGTACCGACCCATCACTTCCCCTCCTCCGTCGCGGTACCGACTTCATCCGCCGCGGCGGCAGCTGCTCCCGCGAGTGCGCTGCTCCTGACGAGCGTCATTGTGCTTTCCACCCCTCGGTTCTTCTTCGCGTCCATGAGCGCGAATGACAGTGCCTGCCCGACATTGATGTAAGCGTCCGCGAGCGCGCGAGAGCCTTTGTTGGTGGTTCCGCCAATCTCTGCGGTCTTGTCTGCGAGCAGCGCGTCGAGCGCTAGGCGGACGGCAGTCTCGGCGAGCAGTACCGACGCAATCGCTGCGTCGGTCTCGTTCAGCTCGACGGTAATCTTGTTCTCGAACCTCACAGTTCCTTCTCCTTACTTAGTGGCGGGTGGGTGTTAGTGATGTCCGGCATGCCGGGCACCGTCGCGGCGATCCGCTTTGCTATGGCTTCGCGGGCGTCGTCGGAGGCGGCGGCGACGTCCAGGGCTTCGATGACCTTCGTCATACTGTCGAGCTCCTGGTTGAGCGCTACCTTTGCGGCGCGGATAGCAACGTCGGTGCGGAGGCGCTCGACTTCCTGGTGGTCGTTCTCGGCGTCGGTGCGCGCATCCTTGAGGTAGGCGCGCAGCCAGTGGAGGTCGTAGATTCCGAGGGTTAGCGTTACCTGGTTTTCGAGGCGCTTAGCGCTCATCGGGCGGTCTCCTCTTCATGCTTGCGCCCTTCAAGCAGGCGGAGGATGACGAGGCCAACACCGATTCCGAAGGCGATGATTCCGACCGAGAGGACGATTCCGTCAGTGGTCGCGCCCGTCTTTGCGAGGCGCTCCTGCGGGGCCGGAGCAGTAGCCGGCGCGGGTGCCGGCTGCGTCTGCTCGACTGTGGGAGTCGAGGTCGGTTCAGGCTTCGGCGACGGCTTCACAGTGTCTGGCGTCGGCACGGTCGTAGGAGTAGGCGTCGGGGTCGGCGAGGACTGCGGCTCATCCGAGGGAGTCGGAACCGGGGTCGGCTTCGGCGAGGGCTTCGGGAGAGGAGAGGGGACAGGCGCGGGGGTCGGCATGCTCGGGTCAGGCGTGGGGACCGGCGCAGGCTTCGGCTTGGTCTTTCCGTCGCCGTCCGTACCGCCCGAGGCCTTGATCGTCGCGGTCGCCTCAAGGCTTGTGCCGTTGATCGTCGCGCGGTTCGTGTAAGCCGTCTGGCCCTCGACGTGAGGGGTCGCCGCCGGGTAGACGACGCAGACCAGCGAGCCGGCGGGCGGCGTGAACGTCAGCGTGTGCGCGGACTCGTCGAGCGTGCCGTCGGTCCAGGTCGTCGTCGCCGGATCCCAGGTCGGGCCGGACGAGCACTTCACGGCCTTCGGCAGCTTGTTGGTTTCGTCCGTCAGTGTGTAGGTCTTGCCGGCCTCCACGGCCCACTTGATGCCCCAGCTGATCGATTTATCGGCGTTGGTCCACCCGAATTTAAGCGTTTCGGGCGCTGCATACTCGAAGTGCGCGGGCGACGCACAGTCGTTCGTGCAGGTGCCTGTGCCTTCCTTGTCGCCCCAGACGAGCGTGCGCGTGACTTCTCCGTTCACGACGATCTGCGTGTCCTCGGTGCCGACTGCGGCGTCCGAGAGACGCGCGCGGGCATGGAAGCTGCCTGTCACGTCGGTCTTGTCCGCGTAGGACGCGGGAACCTCCGTGACCGAGCATGTTAGCGTCGCCTCGTTGGCCTCGCAGTCGCCGATCTTGGTCCCGTCGTCGAGGACGAACGGGAATGAGGCCAACCACTTGAAGCCGCCGTCCTTGCTGGCAACGGTGAAATGCTGGCCGACGGCGAGCCTCGGCGCGGACCAGGTTCCCTCGACGGCGACCTCACTCGAGGTCTGGCGGGAGGCGCTGGTGGCCTTGGTGACCTGCGCGGTCATGGTCGGCGCGGCCTCGTCGGCGGCGTATGCGGCGCCGTAGGGCAGCGCCAGGGCTGCGAGGGTGAGGGCAGCGCCTGCGGCCCAGATCTTCTGGAGTTTCATCGGTTGGTCTCCTTGTTGTTTTTGCGGATTGATGGGTAGTAGGTGAGTCCGCGCGTCGCGCGGTGCTGGGAGTCGTGAGCTTCGGTTGGGAAAGCAAGTGCTCGCTGCCTTGCCTGCTGCACGATCTCTCGTGCGGCCTTGTCGTGGCATGGGCGGTCGTCAGGCACTTCGAGTCGGAGTTGCTGAGGCGTCGGCATCAGGCTCGCGCCTCCACGCTCGGCTCATCGAGCCTGAGCACTTCGAGGGTCACGTGGATCTGCTGACGGTCGAGATCGACCGCGATCTTTGGCGTGTCGAGGGCGAAGCAGTTATTCAGCTCTGCCTCGATGATTACGTCCTGCGTCGCCAGGCAGATCAGATGAGGCAGCGGTGCCTCTCCGTCGACGTCGTAGTAATCGAAGTCGACGTGACGCTCAAGCAGCGTCGTGCCCTTCGCCCTTGCCTTCGACGCGGAGCGCTGCATTCGGGCTGCGATCTCCTCGATGGAGGCCGCACGCGACGCGCCTCGCACTGCGATCCAGGTGAGCAGTCCGCATCCGACGAAGAGGAGGACAACGACGACGAAGATGACAGAGACGCTCACAGTCGGCCAGCCTTCCAGTCCGCGCGGATCAAGCAGACCGCGAGCGCGAGGAGTCCGAGGGCGGGCCAGAAGGTCCACTCGGGGAGGCCGTCGGGGTTGTCGAGGCCTCGCATCGCGAAACCGAGGGTGAGGGCGGCGGCGAGTGAGGCGCCTGCGATGAGGGTTCGCCAGGGCCGCAGGTGGCGGCGGCGTGTGGTAGTCTGATTCATGGAATCTTCCTTCTCTAGGGGTTCTGTCGCTCCCAGCGCTTCTACCGCTGGGAGCTCTTCTTTTCGCTGGTGCCGGAGCCGAGGCTCTGGCACTGGCGGTTGAGGTCGTCGCCGCTGTAGCGGACGGAGCGCCCGATCTTGATTGCGGCGACCTTGCCCTCGACTCCGAGACGCTCGACGGTTGAGCGGGAGAGGCTGAGGGTGTCCTGGACCTGCTGGGCTGAGTACCAGCGGTCGGGTGCGAACGGGGCGACTGTGGTCATTTCCTTGACACCGCCTTGTCGATCTTTTCGGCGATCCATTCACCTGCGTCGAGGCCCATATCAGCGAGCGCTTCAAGCGAGTCGAGTGCTGCCTCGAACGCGCGTCCGCCGCAGACAAACAGGAGGTATCCGACGCAGAAGAAGACCGGGATTGCGGCGACCGCGATAATCATGCAGATGATCACCATGTAGGCGTCGCGCATGACGGCTCATCCTCGTCGTAGATACTGCCGTGGGCTGCACTGATGAGAATGACGCCGGTCGGCTTATCCGCTATCGCGTATTTCCCATCTTCGACCTCCTTGTACTTGAGGTCACTGGTGCATTCGGCGCGTTCGCGTTCGACGCGTTCGCGTTCGCGTTCGGCGTGGTCGCGTTCGCGTTCGGCGCGTTCGCGTTCGGCGCGTTCGACGCGGTTGAGGAGGTCTCGGACTGTGATGCCGAGGACTTCCGCGAGGCGCTCAACTTCCGGCAAGGTCAGATCTCGGCGGGCATTGAGCTTGAGGGACAGGCTCGCGCGGCTCATACGAGCGCGGGCAGCAAGCTCCGTCTGAGAGATGCCCAGCTCACGGGCCATGCTCTTGATTACGGCTGCGACCGTCATCTCATGGTTCCTTTCTACATTTGTAGACCAATGACTACTATATAAGTCTACAAATAGAGAATTTGCAACTCGTTTTCATGTGACATGGGTCTACAAAAGTAGATATGCTTACCTCATGGGAAGCAGATCTCTTAAATCGAGTCCCTTTGAACGCGCTGTCTTAGCTGTACTCAAGGAGCGTCTGCAAAGTCTGGACCTCACTATCGACCGGCTCGCTGAGCGAGCCGGCATCACTCGCGCGCGCTGCTACAAGATCTTCGCGGGTGACACGGTTTGCACGATGAGCGACTTCGGTGCGATGTGCGAGGCGCTCGGTGTTAGCGGCGCTGATGTAGCTGCCGAGGCTGAGCAGCGCCTCTTGGACGAAGCCTCTCCGGAATAGTCTCCACGTCCTCGCACGAGCTGTAGACTGCCCACATAGGTAGGTCGCACTCAAAGGAGGAGCTATGCACCGCCCTAAAGGCGCTTTCCGCCTCTACTCATCCGATCCTGCGGAGATCATCTGCACTGACACTGAGCTCCTGTATGACTCGAAGCGGCGCGGTGAGCCAATCCAGCGGATCCCGCTGACTGATGTCGTCAGCGTTGAGGTCGAGGACGGCGAGGCCATGCAGGCGCGCGTCACCGCGACACGCCTCGTCACGCTCGGGATCCTCGCGTTCGCCGCAAAGAAAAAGAGCGGTGGCGACAAGTGGCTCATGATCGAGACGCGCAACGCCCTGTTTACTCTCCACTTCGAGCGCAAGACTGTTGACGGCCTCATGCGATTTGTCGCGCACACGCGCGCCGCCGTGAAGGCCGCGCAGGCTCAGCCCGCACACGCAGCTCCGCCCGCGCCTATCCGCTGGCCCGGTGCGCCTCAGCAGCCCGCCCCGAAGCCCGGCGGCTGGGGCCGCATATTCCGCTAA